GCTTTTATTTGAGCTTGGGTAGGTGCACCTTTTTCGCCTTTTTTACGCATACGTTCACCTGAGCCTTTTTTTATACGCTCACGTTTAGCGTGGATATTCGCCCAGAGTCCTGGTCTTTTAGCCATAACTACTCTTTCCCACTCCAACTAGCGTTGTGCTTTGTGCCTTGAGTTGCTTTACCTGTACCTTGAGTTTTAACTTTCCCTTGACCGAATACTTTTTTGAATAAAATCTCTTTTACTCGTACTGGACCGTCAGCTAAGTTAATTCTATTAGGACCTTTTACGTTTACTTTTTTCATGAGTTATCCTTATTTTTTAGCTTTACCGCCACGCTTCATGGCTGTCTTTTTCTTTTTACCTTTAGCCATCATCTCACCGCCACACATCATACGTCTACGGTTAGCATTGCCTGCTGGTATTTTCATTTTTCCTCTTTGTTGTCCTGGCATTTTAAATTCCTCTATTTTGGTTGTCTGAGTTTCTAACATCTCTTAGTAACTCGGCGTAAGTTTTACGGATGCTCTCTTTTTCTTTCATGAGAGCTTCCTCCCTATCTTGAGCTATCTTCATTTCTGCGATAGCTTCATTTGATTCTATTTTAGCTAAATCTACTTGAGATTTTAAGGCATCAGACTGTGCTTTTTGTGCTATTTCTTGTTGTTTTAATTCCACTATAGGATTCGTCTGTGCCATTTGCTGTGCTTGAGCCATAGCCTGAGCTTGACCAGTTACCACTTGAGTAGCCTGAGCTGCAAGTAGTGCTAACTCGTTCATTACTTCTGGTGGTATTTGGCTACCAAGTTCTGGTAGTTGTTGCCCTAATACTTGTTCTATTTGTTGCTTATACAACATAGCTTGGTGCTCTTGTATGTTCGCACTAATAGCCATCTGTGCTGTTTGATTTTGAGCTACCATAGGATTCTGTAAGAAAGAACTATGTGCAGCAATATAAGCATCGTGATTTTGGAACTCAAACGCCTTAATAGGTTGTCCTGTCATAGCTGCTTGTTGTTCGCTGATTGGGTCACGAGGTGGTATTTCTTGTACAGGCGGAAGTATGCCGTCTATGTCTTTTACTTCTAGTGCTTCGTACATACGCTTATAGGCTTCTCGTAAATCATGTATTTGCGGTGCTGCCTGTGCCATTTGTAGTTCTTGTTGAGCTAACATTACCCTTTGAGCCATGCTAAAGATATTAGGGTCACTAACGGGAATAATATCTACTCTATCGTCAAAGTCTGTAGCTTTTATTTCTCTACTTGCTCCTGGAACATCATAAGGATAAACAGGAGGTAAGCTACGAGAGAAAATTTTAGCTAAAAGCCTAAATTCTTTCTTTTGAGCAAAGTGTAAACGCTTGTGTATAGCTGACATCACCTTAGTACCACGTTCTAACATGGCTACAGTAGTGCCTACAGGTAGTTGTTGACTACCAATATCACCTACTTGCATGTCTGCAATACTAGCAAACCTTCTACCAGAGTCAATAATGACTCCTAATAGCTGAGTTAGTACATTACTAGGCTCTTTATAGGGTAAAGGCATCAATGCATCACGGATTGTGCCTCCTGGAACGTCAACATCCCTAAATTCACCAGGACGTAAAGGTTCATCTTCACCTTGTACTCTCATACCACGTGCTTTAAAGCCAGCAGGTAAGTTACTTAGTGTTCCAGCGTCAATTAACTGACGTAAAATTGATGTAGCGGACTTAGTAAGCCCTCCAATCATGTGAATTAAGCCAAAACCGTAAAATCCAAGTCCTGGAAGGAACTTATAGTGTACAAAATACTCTTTTTTACGGAATAATTCGTCGCCTTGCTCCCAATTACGTCGTATTGAGAGTATTTCATCGCTATCTTCTAGGATAGTTACGATGTATGGCACCGCAAAACCGTAATTATCTATGTCTGGAAGCTCTAAATTGACGTGTAACTCTAAAACTGAGTACTCATTATAGTCTGCTAAAGGCGGTTGAATGCCTTGCAGCTCATCAATTTTTTCTTTTGCTTCGTTATATTCTAAATCTACCCCTGCTTCACCTATTTGTACGTCTCTGTACGTACCGTTCATTTGTAATTTCTTTAAATCGTTACCAGTCATGCTGATAACATGGGTAAATCTAGGACTAGTTTCTAAATCTGTAGTTTCATAAGCTACTACTAAGTCTTCAGCTTTTACTAATCTACTGGTAGCTCTACCTAATAGGTTGTCGTAATAAACTTTTTTGAATGCACTACCAGCTAAAGGTAGATAAAATAGTAAACTGTCCATCTCTGGGTCATATTCTTGCATAACCTCAGTGATTTGGTAGTTCATAAATTCTTTTACACGTTGACTTTGATCCATTGCTTCTGGGCTTTCGTTACCCATGACACGTGTTTTTACTGGACCGCCACTAGGCAATAATTCTTTATAGGCTTGAGCCTGAAATTGTGTTACGGACTCACTCAATAGTGGGTGATGTACACCTGTAGCTCCAGGAAAAGGTTCTTCCCTCTCCTCAGTTTTTATCCCTAGTAAGTCTAAACCTTTAGTAAATACATCAAGCCAGTCTTTACGTGAATCTTTATCTTGCTCAAAAGCGTCAACTAGTTCACTGGCTAAAGTTTGTAAAGAAGATGAATCTAAAACTTCTGCTAAATTAACTTGATGTTCAGTAACAACTATTTCTTCCTCTTCAAATAAGGGAAATAAATTACCTTGTGGGTCAACTTCAAAAGCTGTAGTCTGCTCACCTTGTATGTCCATCTCCTCAGGAAGTTCTACTTCTAGAGTTTCCTCAATTTGATTTTGGAGTTCTTGCGGTAAGCCACCTTCTTGGAGATTTTGTCTTTCTATTGCCATGGGTTAATAATAACTTATTTTTCGCTTGGGATATAGCTCTTCGTCTTCATAGTCGCTAGGCAGTTTTATAAAACCACCTTGCCTAAAACGTAGTAATGCTTGTGTGGTTGAGTCTACTAAGTCATCGTGATCACCAGCAGGAAACATCGCACATTCTTCTATTACTTCATTTGCCCATTTAGTATCAGGTGCCCAAACCATACCTGACTCAAACAAAGGTGCACTTGCGTTTACTCTAGCTACCTTATCATTTCCTTTGCTGGGAGTAAAGTTCTGTACAGGTATACCAATGTTACGTAGTTCTTGAGTTAAGGGCATACCACTAGCCTTACCTTCTATAATAGTTACGTCAGGTTGCCATTCATTATATTGTTCTAGGGCTATAGCTTTTAATTCAGGAAAACTATACCTACCTTTTATAGCGTCTAATAAAATAATATGAGGGGCTGTGCCGTCATAGTAATTTTCACCTAGACTACCTTCTGGATAAAATACTCCCCAAGTAGTAATAGCTGAATAGTCAGCCATCTCACGTTTTAAAAATGCAGTATCGTAACTTTGTATTAAGTATTCGCAACGTGGGGGTTTATCACTGGTCCACTCTTGCCACCATTCACGTTTTAATAAAGCACCTTCTTCTGAACTTGGATTCTGCATGTATTGAGCATGCCACTTAGGACCACCTCTTAGCGTAGCTTGTACACTTTCTAGTTCTTCCTTTGACCAATATTCTGGCCATAGAGGGTCGCCACTTGGTAATATAGCAGGAAGTTCTATCACTTCCCATTGATCCGCTTTAGGATCACGAGCCATATCTTTTAAAAGTTTACCTGTTAAATCGTTCACGTTCCAACGTGTCATAACTATAACGATGCTTCCTCCTGGCTGTAACCTTTGCCTTGGACCAGAGGTGTACCAATCATACGTGTCTTCCATGGACTTTGGGTTCATAGCGTCTTGTTCTGAATGAGGATCATCAATAATAAATAAGTCCGCTCCCCTTCCCGCTAACGCACCCCCTACACCAGCAGCATAGTACTCGCCCTTTCGTTTTGGGTCACGCTTGTCTTGAGTTTCCCATTTACCTGCTGCTTTTGAGTCTGGGTTAATTAATACATCAGGAAATATTTTTTGAAAGTCTTCCGTTAACATTAAGTCCCTAATCTTTCTACCAAACTTTACAGCCAAGTCTGCGGTGTGCGTGGCTTGTAGTATTTTTAAACTAGGGTTACGTCCTACTAAATACGCAGGAAAGTAATGAGAAGCAAATTCACTTTTCGTGTGCCTTGGTGGCATGTTGATAATAAGTCTTTTTATTTTGCCTTGAGCTATACGGTCAAAAGCGTCAGCCATTTTAGCATGGTGTGCACCAGCAATAAACTGTGGCCATTGAGTTTTAACAAAGTCTAAAAAATTACCTTGAGCAGTTTCTACACGTTGTATTTCTGCTAACCTTTCGGTCAGTTCTAAATGTTCCTTGAGGACATCCTCAGGAAGTTGTTCTAGTAGTTCTTTTTTCAATATTTAAAACAAAGGGAATACATCACCGTTTGTAGAGTCGACTGCCCAATATGTGTTATTAGGGTAAGTGTAAATGTATAGTGTGTTAAACGGTTCTGGACCAAGAGGCTTACGTATCGTTACACTGACCCAGTCATCTTTATGTTTTTGAGCGTAAAGATACTCGGTTGATTCTTCTTGTGTTATTTCTATAGGTGGATGAATAACTAAATCATCCATGTAAGGCACGTCTAAGTCTTTTAAGTGAGCATGACCATTGTTTGTGCATTTAACTAAAAGACTGGTGTTATTTCTTCCTCTAAAAATACAACTTATAAATTCTAAACTAGTGGGAGAAGTTCCCTGATACAGTTTAGCTTCTTTTTCGTAGTGAAGAGCAGTTTCCCAACATTTATCTAACATTTGATTAAAATTCATAAATACTCCTATGTGTAATGTAGTGGCATTAAAGTAACAAGTCCACCACGGTTAAGTTTTAAAGTAGAAAGTGCATCTTTCAACTCATTGGTTAATTTTATTCTATAAAATTCTTGGTTGTTTGCATCTGTAAAAGGTTTTGCCTTTAGTTCTACACCGTAATCACGCTCTATAGCGTTTAAACCTTTTTCTGTAAACTTCTTATATTTTATAGCCATCTCACTTGCACCTCTGCTGGGTTTCAGTTTAGATTTAAAATCTATAGGCATTAGCTCGCCATCCGATTCAAATTCAGCTATCCTAACTGCCTCTGGTGTGCTTAATGTTTCGCCTCTTTGTCTAGCTACAGCTTCTGCGTTTATAGGAAACCACACTTCATCTACTCCTGAGTTAGCTGCGTCTTGTAAACTACTTTTCATATGAACGTTAAACCATTCATTAAACATAGGTAGTTTAGTTGCGTCTGGTTTAGTGTATGAGTTTAAACCTAAACTTTCAGCAAAGTCTTGGTAAAACTTCTCTTGTATTTCTTGATTACGTAACGCTAATTCATTCATTTGTTCTGCACTGGGTACACCTT